GCCGAATGGGCAAGAGTATTTGAATCTAACCGTGACATGGACGGTTTTGACGGAGTCTATAGAGATCACGATGGTGCTTGCACTATTGATCTTATTATGGATGATGATAACCTAGCTGCTTTAAAAGCTTCTCGTTCAATGAAAAAGGGTACACCAGATTCAGAAGGACGTGGAACTAAAGTAAAGTTTATACGTAAATTTAATACAGGAAAGGATTGGGACAGTGGCGCACCTATTGTTCAAAAGTCTGATGGTTCTACTTGGAGCTTCAGTGATGATGGCACCATTGGTAACGGATCTACTGTAGAAGTAGAGTTATCGGTATACGATACAAGCCGACCTAACATAGTCGGCACTAGGTTAGACAAGGTTAAAGTTATTGACCATGTTGCCTACGTACCAGATACTACAGGGGATGAAGCTTCGCCACCACCTGTAGCTCAAGAAGAAAAACAAAGCGAAGTGTTGTTTTAACCTCCTCCAAAAACAACTAGGCTCCCTTCGGGGAGCCACCTTTTAAGGATATATAATGAAAAAGATTGATACTTTAATAGATGATATAGAGTCTGTGATATATGGACTCGGTGGTTGGACTCGTTCGATTGCTCTAAATTTAGGTCAAAACATCGGTATAAGTGCCAACAAAAGATTTAGCAAACCACAAGAACCTCGTGGGTATCTATCTCTTTCGTCTGTTGGTACACCCTGTAAACGTAAACTTTGGTACAAAGTAAATCAACCTGCACTTGGTGAACCACTATCTGCTAATCTACTGCTTAGGTTTTTCTACGGTGATATGATCGAAGAGCTAGTTCTTGCTATGGTACGAGCCTCTGGTCATAAGCTTGAGGGTTCTCAAGATAGGCTTGATGTTCATGGCATTCGTGGTCACAGAGATTGCATCATTGATGGTATGACTGTTGATGTTAAGTCCTGCAGCTCTTATGCTTTTAAGAAGTTTAAGGAAGGTAGTCTTCGAGACAATGATGCCTTTGGTTATATTAGTCAACTTAGTTCCTATGTTTATGCAGGTAAAGATGATCCACTTGTTACAGATAAAACACATGGAGCATTTCTTGCAGTTGATAAAGTAAGCGGTGAAATGTGTCTAGATGTTTATGACTTTACAAAAGATCTAGAAACTAAAGAAGCTGAGATGCTAGCTGCTAAAGAGTTAGTTGCAGGTGATCTACCTGCGGATCGTATTCAACCAGTACCTGCAGGTAAAAACAGCCCTAATACTAAGCTAGACAAATCTTGTCAGTTCTGTGAATACAAAAAAGTTTGTTGGCCTAACTTGAGACAGTTCCAATACTCTTATGGTGTTGAGTACTTGGTTCATGTTGAAAAAGAGCCAAAAGTTCCTGAGATAACAAATGTCAAGAGCAGCTAAAGCAAAAGGCAGAACTGGACAGAATGAAATCAGAGACAAGCTACTGGAAACATTTCCAGAGTTTGAAGAAGATGACATCAAGTCTACAACTATGGGAGACACAGGTGAAGATATTCAACTATCTCCTGCAGCCAGAAAAAGATTACCTATAACTATAGAAGTTAAACGTAGAAAGTCTGGAATGAAAACTGCTTATGATTACATTGAGCAAGCTAGTAAACATGGTAAAGGTGAACCAGTAGTGTTCTTTCGAGCTGACAGAAAGAATTGGATAACAATGGTAAGTCTTGATCACTACATGGACTTATTAAAAAATTGGAAATAGTATGAAGGTAAAAGTATGGGGCGTTATGGAAGGTCCAATAGCAGTAGAGGATGTAGAAGATAGTGATGTACCGATAGGATCTAATTATTTTCTTGTCTGTAAATCAGAGATAGATGGTGTAATGGGTGAAGATAATTTTTGGTTTGAAGACTTTGATTCTGCATATGAATGGAAAAAATATTTTATGAAGAGCATCGAACCATTAATTGTTGACATGCCTGATACTCCTGAGTATAACTAGGGGTCTTTCCAATGGAGTTTGAAATATCTTTGAGAATAAAAGTTGACCCTGATGCCAACTTTTTAGAAACATTTGGAAACAACTGTGAAGTCATACAAGATTTACTTATGACAAGCTTGTATGATATAGATGATATTGTCGTAGAGGAGTGTGAGGTTAGTCGTGATTAATGAAACTGATATAGAAGCTTTTAAATATTATAATTCAATGGATATGGAAGAATATCAAAAGACAGCCGCTGAAACTGCTATTTATAGTAGTAGTCATGCTGTTATCTACCCTGCTCTTGGTCTAGCTGCTGAAGCAGGTGAAGTTGCAAACAAAGTAAAGAAGATCTTACGTGATGGTGACTTTGATCGTAAAGCTATAGCTGATGAGATTGGAGATTGCCTGTGGTACATTGCTGCATTGTGTAGAGATATAAATGTTAATATGAATGATGTAGCTCGTGCTAATATTAGCAAGTTACAAGACAGAAAAAAACGTGGTGTAATATCTGGATCAGGAGACAACAGATGAATAACTATTTACCAACTGACTATCAAGCTTTCATACATACTTCACGGTATGCTCGTTGGCTTGAGGATGAGGGAAGACGAGAGTCTTGGTCAGAAACAGTAGATCGCTACATGGGTAATGTTGTAGGCTACGACATAGATCACGACACTTACAACGAAATAAGAGAGGCTATACTTGGACTAGAAGTAATGCCTTCTATGCGAGCTATGATGACCGCAGGTCCAGCTCTAGAAAGAGATAACACCGCAGGATATAACTGTAGCTACTTACCTGTAGATGATCCAAAGTCCTTCGATGAGGCCATGTTCATTCTCCTCTGTGGTACTGGTGTCGGATTCAGTGTCGAGAGGCAGTTCATTAGCAAGCTTCCCGAAGTGCCTGAATTGTTCGAGAGTGATACTACCATTGTGGTAAAGGACAGCAAGGAAGGGTGGGCTAAGGCGTTTAGACAATTGCTAGCTCTTCTATGGGCAGGAGAGATTCCCAAGTGGGATGTCTCTAAAGTTCGTCCTGCAGGTGCAAGACTAAAAACTTTTGGTGGTAGAGCATCAGGTCCAGCACCATTAGTTGACTTATTTAACTTTGCAGTTACAATATTCAAGGAGGCACAAGGACGTAGGCTATCATCAATTGAGTGTCACGATCTAATGTGTAAGATTGGCGAAGTTGTTGTTGTCGGTGGTGTTCGAAGATCTGCAATGATAAGTTTATCTAACTTGTCAGATGACAGAATGCGTCATGCTAAATCAGGCAACTGGTGGGACAACAATCCACAAAGAGCCTTAGCAAATAACTCTGTAGCTTACACAGAGAAACCAGACAGTGTATCATTTATGCGTGAGTGGATGGCACTGGTAGAATCAGGAAGTGGAGAACGAGGTGTATTCAATAGGGAAGCATCTAAAAACCAAGCTGCAAAGAATGGGAGACGTGACCCTGACTATGACTTTGGCACCAATCCATGCAGTGAAATTATTCTTAGACCTTATCAATTCTGCAATCTTACAGAGGTTGTTGTACGAGCCACTGATGCGATTGAAGACTTGGAGCGAAAGGTCAGATGTGCCACAATACTTGGGACGATCCAAAGCACATTCACAAAGTTTCCATATTTGCGAAAGGTGTGGCAGCGAAATACCGAAGAAGAACGATTGCTCGGTGTGTCTCTCACAGGGATAATGGACAATCCACTTCTAACAACTAAAAACAAAGGATTGGAGGAAACTCTTGAACATTTACGAAAAGTTGCTGTTCGTACTAATTCTGATTGGGCTAACAGCCTTGGCATTCCAACAAGTGCAGCAATCACCTGTGTGAAGCCAAGTGGAACTGTATCACAGCTTGTTGACTCAGCATCGGGTATACATCCACGTCACTCACCACACTACATAAGAACTGTGCGAGGTGATAATAAAGATCCACTTACTACCTTTATGAAAGATCAAGGTATACCAAGTGAGCCTGATGTGTTTAAGCCAGATCAAACAACTGTGTTTTCATTTCCAGTTAAAGCTCCTCAAGGAGCAGTTGTCACTGACAATGTCTCAGCTATCGAACAATTAAAAACGTGGTTAGTGTATCAGAGACATTGGTGTGAGCATAAGCCAAGTGTAACAATCAATGTAAAAAAGGATGAATGGTTTGAAGTAGGTGCATTTGTTTACGAGCATTTTGATGAAATGTCTGGGGTAAGTTTCTTACCTTACAACGAACATACTTATCAACAGGCTCCATACCAAAGTTGCACAAGAGATGATTATAAAAAATTATCAAAAATAATGCCAAAAAGTATTGACTGGGCAAAGCTTTCAGAGTATGAAAAAGAAGACACTACTGCGAGCAGTCAGACCTTTGCTTGTACTGGCGATGTTTGTGAAATAGTGGATATAGGAGCATAGTATGCAAAAATATAATAGATCCTTTCAAGAGGGCACATACACTGAAGAAGAGTTTATATCTTTAAGAAAAGATAACTTTGTAAGAAGAGCAAGTCGTACTGAAGATATACATGAACACTGGGATGTTTTAGATAAAGAATTTGGTAAAGTAGATATTAAAGCTCCTAAAAGACAATATCGTAATGGACCAATTGATTACTCAATACATTGGTGGGAGTTTAAAAATGTAACTGGTAAACCAGGTTGGGGTACACCAAATAATGTAGAGAGATTTATAGCTTTTAGAATAAAAGAAGGATTTGTTTTAGTTGATCCACAAAAGGTAAATTCAATATTAGAAGATAAATGTACAAGTCACTACAGAGGATTGTGGGGATTAAACACAAGAAAAAATAGAAAGGATCTTGCCGCTATGATTCCTGTAGATTTCTTATTAGAACATTGCGAACATAGAATAGAGGTATAAACATGATAAATTTTGATGATGCAATAGCAGAGTTATCCAAAGACACTATAACTATAACTGACGATAGTCCTACAACATTAACTATGGGTAATGACTATGACCCAGTAAAAAAGCCTCAACACTATGGTCAAGGCACAATAGAGTGTATTAAATATATAGAAGACTTCTTGACAGATGAGGAGTTAATAGGTTATTATAGAGGTAATATTGCAAAGTATCTCCATAGGTGGCGATATAAAAATGGTGTACAAGATTTGGAGAAAGCACAATGGTATCTAAGCGCACTAGTCCAATTGCAAAAGCGAAAGTAGCCAAGCCGTTTAATCAAGGCTACAGAGGTTTCTTAGTAGGAAACCTAACTAATCCCTATCCTCAAAATACTAAAGATTATAGGGACTGGGAGTTTGGCTTTAACAAAGCCTACTTCAAAAACAAGGAGCAAGTACTTGACAAAGAGTCTCGAAGAAGAAGCTAAAAAGTTTGCTCGACAAAAACGTAAACCTGCTAAGGTAAAAGAACTAACACCTCGATTATACTTAGCAGGTCAAGCTATGGGTGGTTTTATTGCATCAGGTAGACAGACTTGGAGAATGGAAGAAATACGAAAGGCATCGTATGATTGGGCAGACTATATGTTAGAGGATGACACATAAAAAAGAGGGGGCGTTTAGCCCCCTTTTGTTTACCTCCCGTATAATTTTGCCCCAATTTCTGCAGGAACATTAAGTCTTTGTAATTCATCTACTGTTGAAAGATATTCTTTTAATACATAGAGTTCAGCTCTAGTCATATCTCCCATATTACCATTAAAGTTTAATTCTTCTATAGCACCATCAATTTTTTTACTATTATATTTACTTGAAAGTTCATATTGCAAATCAATTGTATCAAGTGGACCTGAGTATTGTAAATATAAAAAAGTTTTAGCTAGTTCTTTAGCTTCTGGTAATACATCTTTTTCCCAAATTTGTCTCTGTCTTTCAGTACCACTCATACCATCTTTTTCTTTTAAATTCCTAAAAGCTTTACTATCCATAAGAGCTGAAGACTTAGCTTCAATAATATCAAACAGTATACCATTATATTCATTAGCAGCCTCTGGTGCTTGCATTCTAATTTTTCTTGCAGCGTTTAAACTAAAAGTGTCGTAGCCTAACATATTCATTACACGTTGAGTATCTGTGAGTCTTATTGGACGTACACCTAATGTTTTTGTAGATGTAATGTCAGCTTCACCTATGGCTGCTTGTTTAAGTGTTTTTCCCCTCACTGACTGCCCAAGAAATATGGGTAAAATATTATCTACATAACGAGTAGAATCGTTATAAAATTTACTTCCTTGATAACGATCAATAGGTCTAGCTTGTTCACCACTTGCAATACCTGCAAGTGTGTTTACAGGTTCTATAAAACGTGAACTTGAAGATAAAACTTGAGATCCTATTCCACCTATAGATTTACCAAAAGCTTTCCAAGATTCTTTCATGTCAAGTTGAAACATATAAAAGAAAATTCCAGCAACATCTTGTTGAGTTTTATCTAAATTTCTAAGAAGTCCCTCAAGAGTAAAATCTCTTGCAATCTGTTTAACTAATTCAGGAGGTGGATTTTCTCCTTCTACCATATAAGTTCCTAAACGTGCAGCAGCTTTAAAGAATGAAATTGGATAGTCGTATTGACGAGTAATAACTTCCCCTCCAACAGACTCTTGATATAAACCTAATCCAGCTTTTCTATTTCTTGCTTCTTCTTGTAACATGGAAAAAGCAAGTCCATAAGATACAAGACTTTTAGTTGCAAGTTCACTCCAATCTTTATCTGAATATTTACCTACAGCTTTACCTACAATAGAAAAACCAGATGCTTGTAACCCAAAATCTACTGTGTTGTTAAAAAATCTACCAAAAGGTATAAGCAAACCTACACCAGGAATATTTCTTGCATCTTCGATTATTCCTGCAACTTCACCAACAAGTCCTGAACTTTTGTAAGATTTAGAAAAAATATTTTCTAAAGTTTTATTGACAGCTTTTGTCTCTATTTCTGTATATGCTTTTGTAGACATAAACTTGGCAGCGTCTTCCCAGTTATAAAACTCTGACCAACCTTTACCAGTTACAAGTCTTAACTGTTTATCCATTTGAAAAATAAACTCTTGAGATTTAGTAAAGCTATCTTGAGCTTTAACAAATGATAATGTTTGAATTAAATTTACACCATCTTCAACCTTTTCACCAATAAGTTTTTGATTGGGTGTAAACTTACCATCTGTAACAAGTTTAGTTACATTATCAATACCACCTGGGAGAGTACTTGCAAGTGTCTGTAATGCTTTTGAGTTTCTAGTTAAAGCTGATTCAAATGCTGCATAAGTCATATCAGGATCTAATAAAAGCTTTATACGAAAGTAGCTAGAGTCTAATAAGCTTCGTGCAATCTTGTGAGATTTTTCTCCTGCTTTTTCCATACCAATAGCTTTAGCTAATGTACCTCTTCCTGCGTTAAAAATCATAAGGGAGATATCAGATACCGTATTAATACCTGCGTTTGCACCCCAACCAATCATGTTTAAAGCACTAGTTGATGGGTTAGATACAAGTAACCTAATTAATCTATTTTGATTATTACGAATAAAGTCTGGAAGTTTGGCTGACAGACCTTCTGATACAGTTTTTGTATCTCCTTTTAAAAACCCTAAATCTAAAGCTGTATCTATCATCTCAGCTATCTTCACATCTTTAACTGATGTACCGTTTAGCTTTGCACCCTGAGATGCTGCGTTAAGAACTCTAGCAGAGGCGTTCATCTTAAGTGCAAAGGTATTAGCAAAGTCTTCTATCGTAAGAGTCTTAGCTTGTTTAAGTTTATTACCAGTGGATTTTTCAAAAGCTTTAATAAAAGTTTTTATATCTTTTGGATCTGATTGTTTAATTACATCAGCCATCCAGTTACTATAAAGATCGCCTTCTCCTCTTGAAATATACACAAGTCCACGTTCTTGTGCAATCTGAGCTAGACCTTTAAGAACAACGTTACCCTCATCGTCTACATGACCAAGAAGTAAATCTACAAAAAAGTCTGTGTCAAGATCTTTAAGTTCTACACCACCTTTTACTTTTTTAGTCCAAGTCCCACTTTTTGGCACCTGCGTATTTACATATTTTCGTATAGACTCAGATAACTCTTTCATTACATCTTTAGCTTCTGGTTGAGTTACAGATACAGATGGTGCAGCTACCTTAGACTCACCTCTAAGCATAACCTTACCTGCTTGAAGGCCACCAATACCAACTGCACCTACAGCAGCAATACCCATAGCAAACTTATCATAATCGTCACGAACACCTAACTCTATCAATCCATTTTGATACAGGTATTCCATACCTAAATTTACCACAGCATCAATACTAGTGGTGGTAGCAATCTCAGCAAGTGCTCCTTTTTGTGCTAGACGTTTAAGACCACGAGATGATAGTAGTTGGGCTGAGTAGTTTTTAACTTGGTTAGTAGTAGCTTTACCTGCTTCATCTATTGCTTTAACAAAAACTTTTTTACCAGTTTGTGAAACAGCTTTAGCACTAGCACCTGCAGCTTGTTTTTCAGCCATCTTTTGTAGTGCTTTTTTCTTAGCAACGTTAGTACCTACTCTTATAGCACCACCACCAACAAATTTACCTACAAGTCCGCCTACTATGTTTACTGGATCAAGAATACCTTGGCGTATAAAATCTCCTGTACCACGAATTTTTTCACCAAGTGTAGTTTCTCCAGTGTATAAACCTGCCATATTTTCATACAAAGCTGCAGCAGCATGTGCACGAGCTAGCTTGTCTTCATCATCTTCTATATCATTTAGATAATCCATTTCAGATAAACCACGTACAGTGTTACCACCTGCTACACCACGTCTATTATCTAAATAATCATCTACAATTTTTGCACGACTTTGACCCTCTATAGATTGTAATCCATAGCGGTCAATCATGTAATTTTCTATGATAGAAAATGCTGAGTCACTTTCTACCATATCATTTTCTGAATAAGTTCCTGGCTCAGGAAGATCAAATTGTGGTGTAGGCAATCCAATGCCTAGTTCTTCAGGACTAAAACCTTGCTGTTTCTGTGGTCCTAGTTCTTCTAGAGTAAATCCAGTCATTTATTAATCTCCTAATACAGGATAATATTGACCATCCTCTTTTAATTCAAATTGAATTTCTTTACCCACAAAAGGTCTAAGTCTTCGATCTTTATTTGCCATTTGTTGAGTTACTACACGAGTAGTGCTAGTTGGTGATGTTCCAACTGTTTGAGAGGTAGTAACCATAGAAGACTTTAGATAAGGTTTAACTATATAATTTTCAGACAATCCACGATAAGCAGATGGGTTGTCTGCTTCAAGACTTGCAACAAACTCAGGTGTTATAAATTTAGATAATAAATAATCCCTAGCATCAGCTCTAACTTCTGAACTACTACTGGTCAAGTTTTTTAATTTACTCGCTGTAGTTACACTATCAGGATCATTTTTTAAACCTGAACGAGCAGTTCTAACTACATTTTGTAAAACACCGTCAAATTGTTTTTCTCTGTCTGCAAAATCAGTTTTTTGTATAGCCTCTGGGCTTATATCAAGAAAAACTGTACGACCACTTTGATTAGTCATATTATTAACTTTTTGTGCTAGTTCGTAAAACTCTTTGTTATTAGTTAAATCAACAATTTCAAACTCTTTTAATAAATCTATTTTTTCTTTTACAGGTATCTTAGCCTGTATAATTGGAACTAAGGTAGGCATGTCTCTAAGATCAATAATACGATCATAGTTTTTAGCTTGATCTTCTATAAAGTCATAAGCATCAGCTGTTGCCAAAGGATCTTTAAAAAGGTTGTTGTAATAATTTAAAGTAGTTTCGTCTGTTATGCCTGACTTTTCTAATCTAGATTGCATTATAAAAGCTTTTTCTGCAGCTCCCTCACTTTTTTTTCCAGAGCCTGAACCACTACCTCCACCTGCAAAACCTAGTTTTAATAAAAATTCTTGTCTATCATTTTCAAGATCTTCAAGACGAATTTGTTCAGCTTTAATTTTATCAAGCAAGTTTATTGCACCTATTGAACTAAAACCCATAATTACATCCTCGCCATTAGACCAGATTTATCTGGCTCTTGTTTTTCTATTTCTGGCTTTGGTTCTTCCATAGGTTCTGGAACAGAAACTTCAGCCTTTCCTTCTTCCTCAAGTTTTTTCATCATCTTTTTTGCACGAGCTACATCACGTTTATAAGCCAAAGCTTTTTTACCCTCTTGGTTGTCAAAACCCTCATCGTAGTCTAATTTAGCCACATCAGCAAAACCTTTTATATGTTCGTGTAGTACAGGTGCAATAATAAGACTTATGTCAATACTATGTATACCTTCCATAACAGCACTGCGAAGTATTCCTTGTACAAGTGTAACTAAATCTACACCAAACTCTAAAAAATATAGCACATCTTCCATAGCACCTTCTTTAGAAAGATTTTCTATGTGTATATCAAGAGCCTCTATAGGATCAGTTATTTCTGGAGGTCTTTCAAAAGCTTGACTCCTAGATTCTGCAGTCAATGACTGGCCTGGTATAGGTCTTTCAAACATTAACATTATTTAAGACTCCTGTCCTCACTCATATTTGCTAGTTGTTGTAACATAGCTTCATTTTCTTTTTTAACATTGTCCATCTTATTTAAGATCTTTTTTACTAAAGATGCTCCTTCATTATTATTATCTGACGTATAATTTTCAGAACTTAATCTTCTAACAAGACCTTTAGAATTTGTATCAGACTCTGAAGTTTTTTTATCTTTAACTACACCCATTTTTAAGGCTTTATTAAGACTTATATAACTATCTCTATAATCTAATTCAGACATTTTTTACCCTTTATTATTAAATAAAACTACCAAGAATACCAGTAGGACTTGTACCAAATAAAAATCTCATAGCAAGTTCTGTATCAGCTGCATCTTCTGCTGCATCAAGTTGTAGTCTAGCTTCCTCTAATTTTTTATCTCCAAGAATAATTTTTAATGCCCTATCCATCGCAGACTGATCAGAAGTAAACGCAAACGACATAATATCTCTTTCACGTTGCCAGATTTCATCTAAGTTTTTCATGGACATAGCGTTTATAGTTTTAGCAAAGTCCATGTTTGCTTGATTAACAGCAGCAGTATTAACTGTTGCTAAGTTTTGTCTCCACTGTGCATTAGCTTGAGCAATAACTAAACCATTCTGTGCATTAAATAAATCACGTTGTTGCTGAACCTCAGAGTTAAACTGACGCATGGCATTAGTGGTGTTTACGTTAAATTGATCCATAGCATTTTGCTGTGCTGCATTAAACTGAGATGTTTGTGTAGAAAGATTAGCAAAAAACTGATTAGTTTGGTTTTCACTTGTAGCATTAAATTGTTCTGCAGCATTTCTTGCAGCTTGATCTGTAAACAAAGCTTGTATGTTTTGTTGGGTCTTAAACAATTCAGTTTGCTGTGCATTTGCAAGATTAGTCATATCCATCTGTAAAAAGTTTTGAGCATTTTGTACAGCAGTTTGTTGTCTATTATTTAAATTTTGTGTATCTAGTTGAGATAATGCAGCAGCCTCAGCCATAACTAGTGCTTGATTATTAGACAAATTACTTAGATTTACAGTGTTTGCTGCACGAGAATCTTCTAAAGCTATTTGCTGTTCGGCAGTAAAGTTTAGATTAGCAATATCACCGATACGTGCTGAGTTTTGAACACGAGCTTGAAATGCTTGATCAAACTCTTGACCTAAAAATTGTGCTCTTTGTTGTGCTGCAAGTATAGCACGTTGTTGTCTATTTGACAAGTTTTGTGCTTCAAATTGTGCCATCACTGATGCATCCATTTGAGCAATCGGTAATGCGGACTCCATAGCTGCCTGTACAATAGCTTGACCTGCCATTGAAGATGCACCTAATCCACGTGCAGCCATAGTAGCTGTAGCTGCTCTCATAGCTCCTGCAGCCCATGAAGGTGTATTACCACCCTCAAACTGAGCCATAAGTCCCTCTAATTGACCTGCAACTGTGGCTTGTTTACTTGGTGTGGCTGTGGCAGCTTGTATCTGTTCATTAAATGTAGCAGCTTTTTGAGCCTGACCTGCTACGTCATTAGCTATATCTATTATTTCCCCTTGTTGTATTTCACGAGGGTCAGGGGCATTAACCATAGTAGCTGTACCCTGAGCAGATTCCATGCCAGATACAGACGTAGTCAACTGTTGTTGTGCAGGAATTATAGCACCTGGTTGTATTGTACCTACTTGTGGGGTAAATTTAGCAGCTTCTGTGGCTACATCTGTTGCAGCAGTTTGAGCAGTCATAGTTCCAGGAGTTATTGCTGTAGGTGTTGCAGATTGTTGCACTGTTCCTACAGTAGCAACGTTAGCCATAGGAGATACAGGAGAAGCTTGACCTGCAGTGGGTGCAACAAAGTCTGCAGCTTGAGGTGTAATTTGACTGACAACTCCTGTAGTGGGTTGCATAGTTTGGGTTATAAGATTTTGTTGCATCTTTTGAAAGTCTTCAAGAGATGTCCCTGTAACACCTGTTTGAGCACCAACTCTATTTTTTGCCATACCAGACATAGCTTGTTGATATTTACCCATACGAGCTGCTGCTGGAGGGTTAGCATTTAAAAAGTTTGTAAGTTGAGATGCTGGACCATTAAACCCTAAAAATTTTCTTGCAAGCATTACATCTGGAGAGTTTTCTGAAACAGATCCACCTTCAGATTGACCTTGAACTTGAGTGTATCCAGGGGGCACCATTGTTAGTGGGTTTCCCTGACCATCTACTGAAATCATCATTTCTAATCCTGTTGCATTGTTTCTATATTTTTGTACTCCCCCAAAACCTGCTTGAGATTGTGACGTAAGATTAGCCATAGTAGTGCCAGTTACATTTGGATTTACCTGAATAGTTGACGGTACTGCAGATAAACCTGCCGTTTGTAAAGGTGTGCCCATAGTTCCTGTAGTAGCAGGACTAGCAGGTGTAACAACATTTGTAGCTACTGTTTGAGGAGTTACTTGAGAGCTTACTGGAGTATAAGTTGTTGCAGGAACTGCTTGTGAAACTTGAGGAGTAGTTGATGGTATATCTTCTGGAGTAGCCACAGTATCTGGTGTAACTGCGGTAGATTGAGGGGCAGTAATAGTTTCTTCAACAACTTTTGTAGCTTCTTTATCTTCATCTTTTTTAAGAGTTTGACCTGATATGATTTTAAAATTATCTACTGTAGGATTTACCTCTGTAATTAAACCTTCTAAATTAAATAGATCTTGATAATTTGCAAAAGGATTGTATGTTTCTTTTAATTTATCAAAGGCAAACTGATAATTATTAATTTTATCACCCATTTTAGGAGTTACAACATCAATCCATGAAGTATCTTTTATACCAAAATTTTGTAGTGTATTTGACATTGTATCTACATTAGGAGAAACCTGTGTTAATATAGCACCATTACCCCCAACAATATATAATTCACTAGGTAATAGTGCAGGTTTACCATCCGCACCCATAATAGTATTACCTGCTTCATCTGTTTGATACCCACCTGATTGATAAGATACAGTTGTACCACCGTACATTTGTGATGTAGCAATTTGTGTAGCTGCAACAAATTTATCTGAATCAACTTTTCCTGTAGTAGGGTCTGTGGCTGCAGAAGTAATAGCGTTCCAATCACGTGTATCTGTGTTACTACCTATAACACCATATAAAAGATTACTGCTTTGTGTAGTAATCTTAGTCCACTCTGAAGTTTCCATAGTACCATATAATTGTTCTATGGGAACACCTGCAATCATCTCAGTCATTTCACGATTGTTAGGTTTACGTGGAGTACCATTTTTAACAGAAAATACATAACTACTTAAATAATCATCGTCAACCCATTTAGGTATTTTTATACCATCTACAACACGATCTTCTGATTGCCCAACGTATTGAGCATAAGCAGGATCTAAAGTTAATTCTGTATTTTCTTCTGCCATAATTTTTTCCTTATTTACCCATTGTCATCCACACTGCACCTGCAATAAACGTCAACAGTGCGACAGTGGTTACTTTAACTATTGTTGACCAAACAGACTTTCTTGTGTCTCTCCACGCCTCCAGAAGACTACGCATCTCTATAATATCTCTAGCTGCGTCATCATCAAGCAAACCTATAGAACGTAGTGCCTCTTTAGCACCACGTCTAGCTGCATTGTCTAGCATTTCTTCTAGATCTTCTGGGGTAAGTTTGATGTCACTCATCTACATTCTCTAGTGATTTAGATAGCATACTTATAAATGCTTCTCGTCCTACGCTAAGTTGATCAACATTAAACTTAGCACTTTTTAGTTTACGGTCTAAGTCTTGTATATGGTTCAACATACTCTTCTGTTGATCTGTTAAGTCTTCTGCAAAATATTCTTTATTATTAATAACTACTGGGGTTTTTTTATCTTTTCCCATTTTAGTTCTCCTTTATGTTATAAGTTTAATTATGCGATTGCATAGAAGATGTGAGTATTACCATTACCATTTATTTGTGAAGTACCACTTGCAACTTTAAAACCAGAGCTAAGTGGGTCTATGTCTATATCATTGTTAGGGTTTTCACCGTTTGTTATGCTTAAATAAAGAAATGGATCATTAGTCGCAGTAGTTATCCCTCTAGCGCTATCGAATACAAACCAATGTTCTGCTGCATTTATATTTTTAATAAGAACAAATCGTGCACCAGAGGTAAAACCACAATCAATATTAATGTCACTTCCTGTTCCAGTATAACTTCCCACCTTAGATACACCTGCTACGGTAGCGAAAAGGTAGGCTATGTAGGTAGAGCCACTTGCATTTACGTCATTGTTTGTTCCTACGC